GGAGGCTCTAACGAGCCTCCGTCTCTCGGAGTCCCTTGGACTTCGGACACTCCAAGTGTCTTCCTCCGCCGTCTTAGTGTGGGAGGTAACCCAGTGGCCACGTACAGTCGCGCCCGTAGTCGCTCTGACTTCCGCCATGATGCGGTTGTTCAGGGGTTCTACACGTACTCGAATGGGGCAGTCGCCGGAACTTGGTCTGCCAGCAATGTGCAGACCTGGTCTGACGTCCGCTTCTTCAACGACAATCCGTCCTCGTCGGACGGTCACGTCGGTAGGTACAGCGCTACTCCCTGCTACGACCTCTGGGCCCGCGCCGATCTGATTGCCCCGCTTCAAGCGTGGTGGTCTTCAGACGGCGGTATTCACCCAACAGGTGGGGCTTTCCCCCTTCCTGACGGTGTGCGCACCGCCCTCGTCGGCGACTTCCTCGATCGCGTTGGCCCCCCGGTGGGTTCCATCCTACATAGGATGATGACGAGACTTCTCGTTCAGCTCCCACCTGAGGTGAGCTTGGGCAACTTCCTGGCTGAAGCCAGGGAGTCAGCTTTGCTCTTACCCCAACTCGCTCTCGACTGGGAGCGCTTCGTACAGATGAAGCGCCCCGAGAACACTGCGTTCGCTGCGGCGGATACCTCTCTCTGGTGGCAGTTTGGGGCAGCCCCCCTGCTGTCTGACCTTGAAACGATCACCCAATTGGGTAATCGCGTAGGGGCGAAGCTGGAGAGCCTGCGGAAGTGGAACGGTCGCGTCTCGAACAGACGAGTAGGCCCCTGGAGGGGGCCCGACGTTCTACCCGCGGTGCGTCCTTGGTTCAGTGTGTCGACTGGCTGGCCTTACGGGTCTAATAATGACCTCCAGGCAAAACTAGCCAGCGTTAGCACTACCTACAGAGCAAACTGTCGTCTCGACAGCGCGCTTGAAGGCTTGGACGAGTGGGACGGAATTACGGCCGCTTGGCTAGCGGCAACGGGCCTTAACAACCCGTTGGCCGTCGTCTACGAAGCTCTGCCCTTCACCTTTGTTCTCGACTGGTTTGCACCGGTCGGGGATCGTCTTCAGCGAGTCGGCGCCAAGCCTATCGCCGGACGATGGGACCTTACTGACTTCTGCTGGTCGCGCTTAGCGGAAGCTAAGTACGATCTGCAGATTGATCGTTGGGTCTCCACATCTGGTGTTCGTGCATCTTACCCTGTAGGGACGGTGACGGTGCGCGAGTTCACTCGCGACATCGTCTTCCCCGATTTTCCGTTCAATTGGCCCCTTACGGCTGGGCAAGCCGAACTTGGTCTGGCTCTCGCATTAGGCGCAAGTCATTAATATAGATAGGAGTCCGCAATGTACGAAGCGTCTATGACGCTCACGGATCTCCCCCCGGGGGATTCTACAGCGCCAACTTCAGCGCTGGTCCTGGTTCCCGGTGTCGTTGGCAACAACATCTACCGGCGGAAGGTGGTTGGTTCGACCAGCAATGGTCTGCCCATCACCATGGACATCAGAGGTGATGTCCTCGCTCCCTCCGGCGCCCGTAAGTACTCTGTGTTCCGATTGACCGTTACGGTCAACGAGACATCGAGTCAGGACGCCATCTGGGGGCCGCCGCCCGTGACCGCGACCACTGTCTCAATCAACGTGCCTTTCGGCGCCGTTGAGGAGGCCAGCCTCACGTTCGCTACCCTGTGCGAGCGCGTTCGGATCCATCTCGGCTGGGAGCTTCAGTATCTCTCCGGTCAGCAGTTTACAACGACTGCTGCATCCGGCGAGGCTGCGCTCCTTACCGACATCATCCCGGTCGCCGATTTCGCACTGGCCCTGGCAAACTTGGCGGATGGCATTCGTTAGCCGATCCCGCTTCGGACTGGATAGGAGGGACAGGTGCAGAACACCGCCCCCTTAAACGTCCTAGGCCACGTGGTGGCCCTCCAGGGTCTTATCATGTCGGAGTGTCCAGTGAGTATTCCAAGGCACTCTCTCCATCACGACTGTGATACCGCCTCGCGGCGGCTGCAGTCGGAGGGTTTGCCATTCGTCACCGTTGTCCTTCCCCGCCTTGGAAAAGCGGTCGACACGGCGCTTGAGACGGGCCAACTACTCCCGGTGCCTGGCTTCGGCCATGCGCATGAGAGCGAACTACCTGCTTTTATGCAGGACGTTCTTCGGTACGTCTTCAAGGACGATGGAACTCTCGTTCCCGTCACGGCAGAGAATGCTGCGATCGTTGGACTCGCTCTTAAGCACATCCGAACCGTATGCTACTTTGCATACAAACTGGATGTTGGGTATGATTCCGAGGTGGAAGCGTCATACGAAGACGCATTCGTCTCTACGGATCTATCCCTGCCCACAAGCATAGCTGCCAACGATCTTGTCGAGACCGCTGCTTATGAATGCATGCGGATCTTCGGCGACGTGCCCCCTGTCGAGGAGTTCAAACCTCGGCATGGTCCGGGAGCGGTGGCCGGTGGTGAGGTAGATGAGGAAAAGTGGCAGTTCGATCCACTACCTCTGAAATCAATCCTCCGTGGGTTCTGGCCCCTATTCCATGTGGGGCCCGAACATCGTAAGTCCGAAGAACTGTGGTGCTCTGACGAGACGACGGTCTCGCGTATCGCCTTTGTTCCGAAGGACTCTCGTGGACCTCGCGTGATTGCTATCGAACCGAAGGAGCTTCAATGGCTCCAACAAGCGATCCGAGAGGCCATAGTGCCCAGACTTGAGTTTAACACCGGGTTCCGGATTAACTTTGTTGACCAGACCGTTAACCAACGGCTGGCGATGAGTTCCTCTATCACCCGGGACTATGCTACGCTGGACATGAAGGACGCGTCGGACCGAGTCAGCCTGGCCCTTGCGGAGGCAATTCTGCCCCCGGACTGGTTTGGCCTAATCAACTCGACCCGTTCAGAGGCGACCGTACTCCCATCTGGGAGGGTTCTCACCTTAAGCAAGCTAAGCTCCATGGGGTCGGCAACTACCTTCCCTGTGGAGGCCGCAATCTTTTGGTGTATCGCGGTCGCTGCTATCTCCCTAAAGGAACCAGGGAGGCGCCAGCTGGTGCGCAGGAACGTCTTTGTGTACGGGGATGATTTAATTGTCCCTTCGGCACACGCCTCCTGCGTAATGGACGCTCTTGAGTCGGTTGGCCTTTTGGTTAACCGGCACAAGTCGTTTGTCACCGGCTTCTTCCGAGAGTCATGTGGCGTCGACGCCTACCACGGTTTCGACGTTACTCCGGTTCGAATGAAGAAGCTTCCTCCGACACGGCGGACTGATGGTGCGCTTTCGAGCTCCCTGAATGATTTGGCCGACAGGCTCGATCAGGCGGGGTACTCGCAGGCCGCGAACTACCTGTATACCACACTGGAGAGACTGTACGGTGATTTGCCGTATGGTCTCGCTGGGTGTGGCTACCTACACAGGTTGTGCCATGGCGGTAGCGCCACGGCATTCCTCCTCTCTCGGGATTATACCCGATGGCGGTGGAACTCGCGACTCCAGCGTCTTGAGATGAAAGTCTGGGCCGTTGAGAAACGGTCCCGGCTGACTACTCTCGACGGTTGGAGCCGGCTGCTCCGTAACCTTACTCAGGGTTGCGGTGACCGACCGGACCACATCGCCCCAACCCACGGGCGAGTAATCCTCCGACGTTCTTGGCGTACTGTTACGCGCTAACAGTGGATGCTAGCGACGGCTAGTGGAGAGGGACTGCCGGTTCTCCGGTGGTGCGGTAGCAATACCGTGGCAGCAGAGCAGGGGCTTGGCCC